TTACAAGTCATTGGTCACTCAAGTAGTGACAAAGAAAATTGAAAGTGTTGACGAAGTGAAAAAAGACATAACTAATAATGTTTTGATTCAACAAATGTTAAATGACTTGATGTTGAAATACAAAGCGGATAGGGCTTATATCTTCCAATTTCACAACACTATTAAATACTACGATGGAACACACAGAAACCATCAGTCAATGAGTTTTGAAGTGTGTAACAATGGTGTAAGCCCTGAAGCACATAATTTACAGAACATTCCTGTTAGTTTATACCCTTTATTCTTACAACAGATAATGTTAGAACGTATGAACTATTGCGACGTAAACGAAATACAAGAACATACAACAAAATCAGAATTATTAAGACAGGGTGTTAAGTCTATTTGCATTGCACCTTATTTTAAGAATGGGAATTTTGTGGCTTACATTGGTATTGATTACGTAAAAAAAGGAATGTGTAAGGATATAGATTTTAGGGAATTCAAACAATTTACAAACGAAATAGGAACAATTTTAATGTTATGAGAAAAGGAGGTAAAAAAGGTTGCCAGTGCAAAGATGGCACGTATTCAAAAGAATGTTGCGACGGTCAATCACAAGGTATTGGAAGTACTGAGAAACAAGTAGTAAGTAATGTAAACCATACTATTGAAGTAAGGCAAATTACAACAGAAAGAGGTTAAATAAGTTATTAAAGAAAAACGTTATGAATAAAGAAATAAAAGATGCTTTAAAAACTATCAAGACATTCTTGGGAATGGAAGTTAAGTTAGAGCAGATGAAGTTAATCGACGGCAACACGGTAATCGAAGTTGATTCTTTTGAACCGGGTGCGAGTGTTATGATTGTAGTTCCTGAGGGTGAGCCTGTACCATTGGAAGTTGGTAAGTACGAGCTTGAAGACGGTAGACTATTGGTAGTTGAAGAAAAAGGAATGATCGCTTCAATTGAAGAGATGCCTGCAGAGTCAGAAGAAGAAGAGATGCCTGTTGAGGCTGATGTGACCCCAGAGGTAGAAGTTAAGCAACCAAAGAAAGTTGTGCAAATCACCGAGCAACACTTCGCAGAAATGGAGGCAAAGATTGCAGAGCTTGAAACTAAGTTAGCGTCAATGACTCCTGAGGTAGTTGAAGAGCAACCAACGGATGTAATTGAATTTAGTGCAGATCCTAAACCGATTCAGTTCAATCCTGAAAACGTTCAAGCAATGGAAAGAATTGATTTAGCAATTAACACGCCTAAATCTTTGAGAGATAGAATTTTAGAAGAAGTATATAACAACAAATAAACAAATAAAAAATGGCTACAACAGTTAACATTTCAACTTCATACGCTGGACAAGATTCTAAGCTATGGGTAAAAGCTGCTTTATTAAGCGGTAACACATTAGCAAATGGAGGTATGACTATCATTCCAAACATTGCTTATAAAACTACAATGCATAAGCTATCTACGGATGCTTTATTGAAAAATGCAACGTGTGATTTTACAGCACTTTCTGAGGTTACATTAACTGAAAGAAGTTTGACATTGGAGAATTTCCAAGTTAACCTACAATTGTGTAAGAAAGATTTTTATGCAACTTGGTCTGCTGAAGAAATGGGATTGTCTGCAAACAAAGTATTGGCTAAATCTTTTGTAGATTATTTCTTGGCTTACATCACTGAGAAAGTTGCTGAGGCGGTTGAGGTTTCTATTTGGAGAGGTGCAACGGCTACGGCTGGACAAATTGACGGTATCGCTACATTGTTAGCTGCTGACGCTGCTTTACCAACTGCTAACGAGGTTGCTGGTTCATCTGCTATTTCTGATGCTTCTACGGTAATCGCTGAATTAGGTAAAATTGTAGATGCTATTCCAACTGCATTGTATGGTTCACCTGACTTGAAAATTTACGTTCCACAAGGTGTAATGAGAGCTTATGTAAGAGCGTTGGGCGGTTTCTCAGTTGCAGCTACATCTAACAATGGTGTTGAAGCTAAGGGGACACAATGGTATAATGGTCAAGCGTTAACTTTCGAGGGTATTCCTTTATTCGTTGCGAACGGTATGGCTGCTAACACTGCTATCGCTGCTGAGACTTCTAACTTGTTCTTCGGTTGTGGTTTATTAAACGACCAAAACGAAGTTAAGGTGATAGATATGAGCCCATTAGACGGTTCTCAAAATGTACGTTTTGTACTTAGAGCAGGAATGGCTGTAAATTATCATTCAGTATCTGACATAGTTACATATAATATACCAAACGCAGCTAACTAATTAACTAATTAATAACCAATTTAAGGGAGGGTATATTCCCTCCTTTTTTTTTAAACTTTAAATTTTATGGCTTGCAATTTAACAATAGGACGCGCGGAGGCGTGTAAAGAGGCAATCGGAGGACTGAAAGCCGTATACTTTATTAATTTTCAGATAGTTCCGTCTGATGTGACTTTCTCAAATGACTTAATCACAGCGGTGACAAACGTGGATAACCTGTATAAATATGAATTAAAATCTAACGAAAACGTATTTGACCAAGAGATCGTTTCAAGCCGTGAAGCTGGGACGACGTTCTTCCGTCAAACGTTAACAATTAAGTTAAAAAAACAAGATGCAACTACGCACAAAGAAATTAAACTTTTGGCTTACTCAAGACCACACGTGTTAGTAGAGAATAACAACGGACAATTTTTCTTGATGGGATTGTTTAGAGGGGCTGATTTAACGGCTGGCAGTATTAACAATGGTGGGGCGCTTGGTGATTTTAACGGTTACAGTTTGACATTTACGGCGGAAGAGGCTTTGCCAGCACCATTCACGGACATTACAAGCTCAACTACTATCGTTTCTGATTGTTTCACTGGCGCAACTGTCGTAACTGCTTAACCATGGCTTGTTTAATAACTTCGGGACGTATAGAACCGTGCAAGGATAGTCTTGGAGGGTTACGCAATGTATACTTCATCAATGAGCAAATAGATGCTAACTACATTTATAAAGAGAATACAGGTGAGAGTGGTGATGTGTTCATTGTTGATACTACTTTTAACGAGTCGATCGACTACGTTAATTTTGTACAATACTTATATAAGTTTGAATTGAAATCTAACGAGAATGTTTACGACCAAGAAATAGTAACTTCACGTGAAAACGGAACGACTTTCTTTCGTCAAACATTGACTATAAAACTAAAAAAACAGGACATTGCAACACATAACGCTGTCAAAACTTTAGCTTATGCAAAACCACGTATATTAGTTGAAAACAACGAAGGACAATTTTTCTTAGTTGGACTTTTAAGAGGGGCTGATTTAACGGCTGGAAGTATAAATTCTGGTGGGGCTTTAGGTGATTTTAGTGGTTATTCCTTGACCTTCCAAGCGGAAGAGCTTTTGCCTTCACAATTCGTGCCTTTGGGTACTAATGCGTTTTACTACGATTTAGATTTACCACCTAACGATGTAAAAACTACAATTGTAACAAGTTAATTTTTCGGAGGGGTTTAATAGCCCCTCTTTTTTTTGCAACAAAAACACTATTTTTTAGTTATACTATTATGATAGTACTAACTACTTCTACAAGTCCACAAACGGTGTATTTTATACCACGTGAAGGCACGGGGAATTCAAATAAGATATTTCTTACCGACGAACAAACAAACGTCACTACAACGATTAATATAACGACCTACGCAACGGGGGATTATTACCACACGGCAACGGCTACATTTGGATTAAAAGAAGGTCATACGTATATTTGTAAGATAGGCAAAACAAACGATATTCGCTTTTACGGACGTGTATTTTGCACGGATAATCCAAGTTCGAACTTCACACAAACGGTAACAACAAACGAATTTATAATCTATGAATAATATTATACAACTATCTTCATACACAGCGCCCGTAATTGTTGAGAATAACAAGAACGAATGGGTCGAATATGGTGAGGATAATAACTATTATCAGTTTTTAATTGACCGATATAGCAATTCAGCAACCAACAACGCCGTAATTAATAACATTTGTAGACTAATATTCGGTCAAGGGTTAACGGCTACTGATAGCGCAATGAAGCCAAACGAATGGGCGCAATTACTATCTATTCTTAAAGAAGATGATTTAAGACGTATAATCTTTGATTTGTACGCATTAGGGCAATGCGCCTTACAGATTCATTATGACAAAGGACATAAGGCAATTACAAGGGCTTTCCACACGCCTATACAGTTATTAAGACCTGAGAAGTGCAACCAGGACGGGGATATTGTAGGATATTTCTATTCCGACAATTGGAGCGACCCAAAGAAATATGTGCCTAAAAGATTCGATGCTTTTGGAACGTCAAAAAAAGAAGTTGAGATTTTGTATTTAGCTCCGTATAGTGCAGGTATGAAATACTTTTCAAATGTAGATTATCAAGGTGGGATTGATTACGCATTATTGGAAGAGAAAATAGCTGAATACCTTATAAATGAGGTTAGTAACTCATTCGCTCCCACGACGATCGTAAATTTTAACAATGGTACACCAACTGACGAGATGAAGGACGAAATATCTGCATCTGTGATTGGTAAATTAACGGGCTCAAAAGGTAAGAAAGTTGTAATATCATTTAATGAGAATGAGGCTACTAAAACAACGGTAGACACTATACCTTTACAAGACGCAGCAGACCATTATTCTTATTTATCAGACGAGTCAACAGCTAAGATATTACGTAGTCACAATGTAACTACACCATTATTGTTTGGTGTGACTTCAGCAAGTGGATTCAGCTCAAATGCTGATGAAATGAAAACGGGAGCGTTGTTATTTGAAAACATGGTTATAAAGCCAAAGCAACAGATGATCGTTGAAATGGTTAAAAAAATACTTTCGTTTAATGGTGTTTCACTTAACCTTCGCTTTAAAACGTTGAACCCTTTACAAGGTGACGAGCCACAGTCCGTACAAGATGTGCAAATGAGCGCACAGGATGAATTAGACGTTGCGAAATATGGTGAGGACATTGATTTAGATGAATGGGTATTGATTGATAGTCACGAGGTAGATTATGAGCTTGAAGAGGAATTAGACGAACAATTACGAAAACTTAACGAACCTACTAAATTGTCTAAGGTTCTAAATTTAGTTAAAACAGGTACAGCAAGACCTAACACAAAGAGCTTACAAGATGGTGAA